CCGCCAGGGTGCGCTGGCCGGATGTCTCCCGGTAGTGGGTCAGCCGGGTCCCGGATGTGATCGGCAGATCGGTTCCCGGCTCCACCCAGATTGTGATTTCCAGCTTATTGGAGCAGGCTGCGCCGGGACACAGGTCGGTGGTTTTGGATACGGTTTCGGTGCAGGTCAGGGAAAGAATGGCGTTCTGACCAACGGTGCCGGCGGCAATCTCAGTGCCGTCATCCAGCACCAGGATGTTTTTAACCATTCAGACACCCCCTTAACATTCTTTGATTTCCAGCGTCATATCCCGCCAGACGCCCGCTTTCAGCCGCTGCAGGGCCGCCCCGTAGTTGGAGCAGTAGCAGGTGCGGGTGATGGTCTGGGTCACGTCTGCAGCATCGCTGGCCACAGGGCAGGTGAACTGGAACGTGGTCTTGTTTTGCAAAAGCCCCAACAGGTAGGCACAGTCGGCGTTATCGAGGTAGGAATATTCCAGCGAGGCGGTCAGCACGCCATAGCGCAGCACCTCACGATGGTAGACGCCCATCTCGTCGGCGCCGCTGTCACTGCTCTCAACGTCCGAAAACTTGATGGTGGGGGAGCCGGTGGGAACCGGCAGGGAATGGCTGTCGATTTGCAAGAGGGAAGTGCGCTTCAATGCTTTCATGCCATTCCTCCTGTCATGATTGCGCGATTTTGGCGGTATCGGTCGTTGGCGCGGCCGATGACCTCATCGCC